TCGTATTGCCCATCATCATCATCTAAATACCGTTGGGTGGTCTGTTTAAATATATACATTGTGTCAGCACCAAAATCTGATGTTGGATTTCTTCCTCTTATCTGTTGGAGTATTAAATTGGATATATCATCGCAATCATCTTGTCCTCCATAGTTTAATGGGTATTTGGTGTGTACTTGGACTTGTACCTCATACACACCCCCAAATCTATCTTTCAACGGATCGTCAACCAATCCCGTTGCTTGTACAACAATGAAGGGATATGTAGTTTGGTCTGTAGCTTTAGCCACTACGGGGACTGCACTAGCATCATAGATTATATTATCATCTAATAACCCATAAATATATGCCCTTACATCTTTAGTACTATCATTCATATTCTTCTAAACCGTCTAGATATTGATCAAAGAGAACCAAAAAACTTGGCTTTATCCTAAGATGCTTTATATCTTTTATGTTGATTTTATCCTTAATTACACTAAACTCATCTGATTTAGCATAGAAGTCGTTCAAATCCTTATTTACAGAGGCTACAACGTCTTCGCTTGTCTCGGATAGTGTTAGTGTGCCATTCTCCTCTAAAGTGCCGTAAACCTCAAGCATTTGCTTCTTAGCATCTACCATTGATTGTGAATCTGATTCCATCTTCTTTATTGCCTTATTTAATAAATAGGTTAAATCAAATCCTACACCTTCTTGTGAAGATTCTACTGCATTAGTTAAGAGAATTAATCCTTTGTGATAATCCTCTGCCTCCTTAAATGTAATTGTTTTGTTTTCAAACATTCTGTATTTGTTTTAATTAATAATATTCAAAGATAAATAATATTATGCTGATGCGTCTACACTAGCCTCTACTGATTCACCACTTGCTTCTTCTGACACCTCTTCTACCGCATCTGCTGATGGATCAACCCAATCACCCACAATCACTAGGTTTAAATCCTCTGCGATAATATCGTAAATATAGTCATCTGAAACCCCCCATGCCTCGTATTGCTCACCACTAATTCCGAGGTTACCGTTTGCTACTTGATAACCTTCTTCTGTCAGCAGTTTCCAATAAAAAGAGGCTGCTTGTCCCAAGGTTACACTTGTACCTTGTGCTTGTAATTTAACGGCAGTTTTGGTTGTACCGTTCTGCCAAACGTCTATTGGTTCTATTTCTTTCATAATTTACTTTTTTTATTTTGTTTACTCTTGTTTTAATAACGTGGGTAACCCTTACCCTTCTAGTGTTTCTATTGTGGTTTGTTGTTCTTGAATTGCTTTCATTATGACTTTATTATAAGTAATTTTCCTTTTATTGTGTGGTTACCCGATGAAATAACAGGTTTAACTTGTAATTGTGCAAGATTACTTGGATTCAATCTAAATTCAAGATATGCACCGGTTGGTTGACTTCCTAATTCTGTAAAAGTCTGTGCTCCATAACCATCACGAATTAAAAGTAAAGTAGCCATACCTAAACCCGAACCCGAACTAGCGTACACTGTAACGATAGCCGTGCTACCCGCGGATAACTTCACACCAACATCAAATAAAGTTGTCCATTGTGCATTTGGTGCTGAAACTGAGTAACCATCATCAAGCCGCATTGCTTCAGTACTTGAGGTGTGAAATTCAAGTCTTGAGGGTGAAGATATTTTGATCGGATCAGTACTCGCTGCAATATGTACGTAACTACTATCAGTATAAAATGTTCCGTATCGTGCATTATCTGAACGATAAACTCGTAGTTCATTTCCCGAATTGACTTCTACCGTACCCCCCGATGTGATGGTGAGTTTAGGGGAAAAGGGAATGGTATTTCCTCCCGTTCCCGACGCAGCGGTATAAAAAATATGTTTCCCATCTACTTGTCTGTATTCTGTAGCAAAGTTATTTGTTAAATAAATATTTTGATCCGAAGAATTTACATAAACATTATTTGATAAAATAGCCTCGTTAGATGGGGCAAATAAAGCAGCAGTATTTCCTAACTGAAGAACCTTTGCAGTAGATATCCAAGCACTAGGTGTTACTCCAATACCCACATCACCCCCCGATGAGATGGTGAGACGTGTGGCTAATGTTTCACTACCATTAGCCGTCTTAAAAAATAATTGTCCCGTAGTATTATTTACTTGATCGTATTGAATTTGCGCATTTATATTTGTTACGCTTGCCCCTTCAAAACTAATATTACCAACGTTCCCTTTGCGTATTATATCCCCACTAAAAGTAGCAGCACCCCCCGATGAGATGGTGAGACGTGTGCTACCACCCGTTTTAAAAAGCATTGGGGGATAATTACCCGATCTAGCATCCGCACTTAAAATAACCGAACCATCTGCTGCTTCTGTATCTATATCAAAATAAGTACCCGCATTCCCATCATACATAAAAGTCGCAGTATTAACAGAGCCATTTCCACTAACGGTTAGTTTACTTGTTACATCAGTTGTGGAATCTCCAATCTTCACATCACCCCCCGATGAGATTTGCAAGGCATAACTACTAGCAGTATTGTTATATACTCCAAAATTTCCTCCATTTAATGAGTAAATATGCCAATCTGTTCCCGTTGTTGCAGTTGTATTATTTAATCTAAAGCTAGAATTTAAACCAATTCCATTAACGCTTACGCTTCCATTAAAAGTAGCAGCACCCCCCGATGTAATAACTAGTTTTGTACTTCCACTTGTTAATGGATTATCACCTTGAGCATTTCCAACTCTAAATGTTAAATCACCGTAATTATCCCAAGTGTTTATTAATGCCCAATTTCTTGCACTTACATTCGTGTTTGTTGAAGATAATTTAAGCGTACCTCCTAATGCTCCATCACCTCCATTTGTATCTATTTCCACATTACCACTAAAAGTAGCAGCACCACTAAAACTAGCAGCACCATTACTATCAAAACTTTGCCTTACATTCCCATCACCATCTGAAAGAACAATGTTGTTAGATGATGCTATTATGTCATACTCAGTTACTCCCGTTGCTGCTGCTCTAAACCCCGAAAAACCTCCAATGATCACGTTTTTAGAACCCGTTGTCATTGCATTACCCGAATTATAACCTAAAAAAATATTATAATCACCCGTAGTTAAACCAATACCCGAACTATTTCCTATTGCAACATTTCCTTCGCCCTCAAAAGAATTATTATTCATTACGGCAAAACCAATAGCAGTATTATTAAAACCCGTTGTTGTGTTTCGCAATGCAAAACCGCCAATCGCAGTATTAGCACTTCCCGTAGTTAATGAATCTAAATTATAAGCACCAATAGAAGTATTGTTACCACCCTCAGTTAATGAATTTAAACTAGAATAACCAATCGCAACATTAGTACCTCCCGAAGTTATACTTGATAAATTATCTTTTCCAAAACCCGTATTGCTTGCTCCCGTTGTAGTTGAAATATTTCCTCCTCCAATGTTATAAGAATTAGTTACAACTATTGGATCATCACCATTTGGTTGATATAAAGTAATTTCATGATTAGCATCTATTGTAAAAGTTGCATCTCCTTTTATTGTACTAGCATCTGTCCATATTGCAATTTGATTAGCAACGGGTGTTCCGCTTATATTTACATCACCTCCCGCAGCATCAAATTCAATAACATTCCCATTAGAATCTACTCCTAATGTCTTAGTTAATGTTCCCGTATGAGCGTTTATTCCGTATGTATGTAAACGCACCGAACCACTATTATCAAAAGATTGATAAACCGTACCCGCACCATCAGATATTACAATATTATTAGATGTTGTTCTTATATCATATTCTAAAACAGTTGGACTAGCTGCTCTATATCCACTAAAAGAACCTAAAACAACATTGTTTGTACCCGAGGTAATTAAATTACCCGAATTATATCCAACTCCAAGATTATGATCGCCCGTACTAAGTTTTAATGCTCTATATCCTAGGGCAGTATTGTGGCTACTAGTTGTATTATCTCTTAATGCTTCGTAACCTAAAGCCACATTTTGTCCTCCCGAACTATTAGTATAAAGCGAATAACTGCCAATTGAAGTATTATAATTACCATTATTAGAATAAAACAATGAATAATGTCCTATAGCCGTGTTATCAGTACCTACGGTTTCACTAAGTAATGAGGAAAAACCAACAGATGTGTTATTATCTCCCGTTGTCATAGAAAAGGATGATTGATAACCAAAAGCACTATTATTACTGCCTACAAATCCTACTTGACTTAAATTACCCTCTCCAAAACCCGTATTAAAACCATCCGTATTTAAGGCTATATTTCCTCCACCAATATTATAATTTTTTTTATCTGTAGGTACATTATTCGGTTGGTATAACGTAATAGTACCATCAGTTGCAATAGACATTGCATCATCACTTCTAAGTGTATCTAATGTGTTATTCCAAACTGCTATTGCATTCTGAGCAATTGTTCCCGTTTTCTTTACCGTACCTCCCGTACTTACTTGATTATCAACATACGCAGTTGTTGCGATTTTAGTTGAGTTATCACTTGCGGTTGGAGGTGTTCCCGTCACAACAGAATCATTAGCCAACGTAGCTACACCACTAAAAGTGGTAGAACCAAAAGTATTTCCACTTGCAGTACTTAATATAGCTAGTGTACTTGTATTGCCCGAAGTTAAAACTTCCTCTAATGTTTGATTATCTGATGACTCAGTAAAAGTTATATTACCAGCACCATCCGTAGATAATACTTGATTAGCCGTTCCATCTGCGCTTGGGAATGTGTAAGCATCGTGAAACCTAATTGATGTAGCAGACAAATACAAAGGCAATCCATTTCCCCCACCATCAGAAACTTGCACAAATGTACCCGCTACTCTTGGTGCGAAAGCCGCATTATCTATAGATTTTAGTAATCCTAAATAACTATCTTTTATTTTATTTCCCGTTAATGCTGCCATGTGTTACCTTTTCTTTTTTAATGCTTTTCTCAATCCGTTCCGTAAAGTTAACGTATTACTGAATACCGCTGGGAAGAAAAATGGATGAGGTTTTGTTCCTTCTTTAAGAATGCTCCTTATGGTAAAATAAATTCTTTTACTATCATATCCTTTTGATTTAAGATATTTAGTCAAATTATCTATTCTATCCCCTCCTTCACCCTTTGCTCCTTTAAATCTACTAGCGTAAGAACCTAACTCAGAAGGTGGATTGCTACGACCTTTTGTTCCAAATTCAACAAAGGGGGCATATGGGGCATTAACGTATAAAGTCATACTACCACCTTTTTTTGATAATTTATTTTTTTTCCTAAAACTACCTAGTAATTTTCCCGTATAAACAGATGACCCTCCATTGTTAGTACCTCCCGTCGTAAGATTTCCTTTAGCATCTTTCTCAACTTTATTGATATACTTAACAACCGCCTTATTTATTCCTTTCTGTTTAGCCTTTAAAGACCTATCAACTTGAATAGCAATCTTATCTGCATTATGTGTAATCTTAAAACTCATTCAATTACACGACAAGTAACATCAACCATTCTTTGATAACTTTCTTGTGCTGAAATTGATGTAATGCTATATTCTCTATCCCTCCATAGAATAAAATTAGATTTTGATATAGGAGGGTCTAATTGAGGGTTTCTTATTCTAAATACCCAATCACCCTCTAGAATATTTTGAGTCCCCGTAAGGTCTTGTAAATCGTTTCTACGTTGATAAATATCTGCCCATACCGTAGTAACTACAGAACTAATATCTAATGATTTTTGCCCCGTTGTACTTGTCGTGTATGACCTTAATTTAAGATCAACTCTTTCCCTCATGCTCATATAACAATGGGTTTGTACGGAGACATTAATTGTATTGTCTCTGTTGGAGGAAGTGTTGGTGTATCCTTATCAAAGAAATTTCTATTATTATCGTACATTACCTTGATATAAGCAAGCGTAGCAAACTTAATTTCACTAGGAACAACCCTTCCATCTGATGTATAATAAACATTTACTTTATCATACCCTTGATTAAAAGTTAACACCGTACTCCTTGCCCTACTACCAATTAAACCAAAAGTAGAATAATTAGCTGGATCAGTAAAAGTACCACTAGCATCATTTACCCAATAATTAACAGAAGTTATACTTGTAACGGGAGAAAATAATAAATCAATGTATTTTTCCGTTGAATCAAATTGAATAACAATATCTCTCTTTTTTAAGGTTTGCTTAAATTGCCGTTCAATATAAGCTGCTGCTGCATGGTACATATCAGTTAATAACAAGTCATCTGTACTTGCGTCAACTTTTAAGTAACTTTTTATTTCTGTTAAGGTCAAGTAGGAATAGCCACTTGCCTCTCCGCTTGCATCAGCAATCTTATAATCAATCATTTTTTAACTCATCTATAAGTCTAGACTCTTTCCACCGCTTATCGGCTTCTTTGTCAAATTTATCTAAATAACGCTTTCTTAAAGAATCAATCTCAGAAACCTCTTCTTTAGTCTCTTTTTCAATCTTTAATTCTTTGGTCTGAATAATTTTCTTTTCTTCTTTTTTAAAGAAATTTAATGTTTCCATCTCAGCTTGTCCCGTTCTAAGTAAATGTTGTTGGTCTGATCTTGAAGAAACTTCAATTAAATCACCGCTCTCATAATTTCTGCCTTCATGTAAAAAAGCAGTCTTCACTTTCATTTTTGCCATCTTATTTTGATTTTAATAAATGTTCTAAAATTTTATTATTTAAAGACTCAATACTACCTAGTCTGTGTCCTATTTCACTTCTAAATTGTTGGTCTGAGGTGCTATTAATTTTAACATCACTCTCTATACTAGTAACTTTCTTTTCTAAATCCGTCAATCTATTATCGTGTTTTTTCAAAGCAGCGTTCTGTTGTTTGTCAATTAGTTTGTGTCCAAGTACACTTCCGCCAGCACCCGTTGCTCCAACTCCTAGTAATGCCATCAATTCTGCCCAATGCTGAGTAAGCCATTCGTTCATTCTACTATTTAATAATATCTTGCGCCTCGTCTAATCCTATTTTACCGCTTATGAACATATACATGACACAACCCGCTACAAGCAATCTTATTACTTGCTTGATAAATCTAGGTGTTAGTTTAAATTTACCTTCGCCCCCTTCTGTAGATTTAACTTGCTCTACAACTTCTCCCGCTAATGGTATTACAGTTTCAATAATATTAAGTAAACCCTTGATTATCATAATTCTTTTTTTAACAAAGATAAATAAAAAAAGCCACCCCTTTTAAAGGTGACTTCATAAACCAAAAAAAACAAGAAAAAAAAGAAGATTAAATGTATTCTTTACTCTGAATAACAGATGTCATTTCCGTTGGGATTTTATGCCCTAAAAGTTTATTCATTTTATTAATATCACTAAGAAATATTTTTTCCTTATTTAAATATTTCTCTATAATTTCATTTACCTCTTTTATGTTTTTTCGAACATCAAGAACTTCTTCTCTTAATTTATAATATCTACTTCTCATCTTTTAGTTGTTTTGCTTTTAATTCATACCATCTAGCCTTTTCTAAATCTCTTTCTATTGGCTGATTAGGCTTTATGCCAATTCTCATTCTATACTTAAAAGAAGTCATCTCACAATGCTTAATAAACGCATC